CAAGGTTTTAAAAAAAGCAGTAGGTATTAATGCTAAAGAGTTTGGTATGAAAATAGATCCATACTTTGATGGCGGTAATTCTAAGTATATGAAGCTACCTGTAAGAACTAGAGTGCTTCAGGCCGCAAAATCAGGGCAAGATGGTGTTCATATAGGGAATAAACAAGCAAAGACTGAAGGTAGTAAAGAAAGAATTATTCAACAATACAGCAGTGGTGAAAAAGAAATACAAAAGATACTTGATGAGCTAATTCCTAACAAAGCTAATCAAAAAGGCATGATTTCTAAAGTTGCAGGCACTGACACAGAATACGATGGCACTTATCTTAAATTTACTGATGAACTTAAAAAAGCTATAGAAGAAAAAGGTATAGACGCATTTAAAGACGGTGGGCCTGTAGATATTGATAAAATGTTAGCTGAGTTATGAACCTAGCTCATCTATCAGATCAAGAGATTAAAGAAACTTTAGTTTTAAAAGAACGCCTTGAACTTCTCAAAGTACAAAAAAGTTGCCAAGATAGCTTTTTAGATTATGTAAATTACATGTGGCCAGAGTTTATTTGCGGCAGACATCATAAGATATTCGCACAAAAGCTAGAAGATGTAGCAAACGGTAAGATAAACAGGCTAATCGTCAATATGCCACCCAGACACACCAAATCTGAGTTTTGTTCTACTTATTTCCCTGCTTGGATCATGGGCAAGCAACCTAAACGTAAAATCATGCAGACAACTCACACAGGTGAACTTGCTGTGCGATTTGGTCGTAAGGTAAGAAACATGATGGATACAGATGAATATAAAAGGATCTTTACAGAAGTAGAACTACAAGCTGATTCCAAGTCAGCAGGTAGGTGGGAAACCAATAAAGGCGGCGAATACTTTGCTGCGGGTGTTGGAGGTGCTATTACAGGTCGTGGTGCTGATTTACTTATNATTGATGATCCACATTCAGAACAAGATGCTCTTAGTCCAAGTGCCCTAGAATCCTGTTGGGAGTGGTATACCTCTGGGCCTAGACAGCGTTTACAGCCTGGTGGAGCCATTATTTTAGTTATGACACGTTGGAGTTCAATAGACCTAACTGCGAAGCTTTTAGACGCACAAAAAGAATCCGCTGCAGATCAGTGGGAAATAGTAGAGTTTCCTGCTATCTTTCCTGAATCAAACAATGCCTTGTGGCCTGAGTTCTGGGCAATAGAAGAATTAGAAAAAGTCAAAGCTTCTTTACCTGTGCAAAAATGGAATGCCCAGTGGATGCAAACGCCAACCTCTGAAGAAGGTTCTATTGTCAAGCGTGAGTGGTGGAACCTGTGGGAGGGTGAAAGCTTGCCACCTGTAAGTTATATCATACAAAGTTACGATACCGCCTTTTCAAAAAAAGAGAACGCTGACTACTCGGCTATATCTACTTGGGGTATCTTTAGACCAACTCCTGATTCACCTGATTGTATTATGTTGCTTGATGCCCAAAAAGGCAGATGGGACTTTCCAGAACTAAAACGCATAGCTTATAACGAATATAAATACTGGGAACCAGACATGACTCTTATTGAAGCAAAAGCCTCTGGTACGCCTCTTACTCACGAACTTAGAAGGCTAGGCATACCCGTAGTCAACTACTCTCCGACTAGAGGCCATGATAAATCTACAAGAATGCACTCGGTTGCTCCTATCTTTGAATCAGAGTTAGTTTACGCACCGCAGAAGAAATTTGCTGAAGAAATGATTGAAGAATGTGCTGCATTCCCTTTTGGTAAAAATGACGATTTGTGTGATACTATGACTCAAGCTCTTATGAGATTTAGAGAAGGAGGTTTAGTTTCTCTTGACGATGACTACTCCGATCAAGAAAAAGCACCAGTTAGAAGGGTATATTATTAATGGCAATAGAAAAAGATATAAATCCAACAGTTCTTAACGAAGAAAATCAAATGTCTCTCGGTGACGAGGGTATGGAAGTTGCACTAGCTGCTATAGAAGAAGCTGGCATGGAAGACTTTGTTATGCAAGATGATGGTAGTGCAATACTTGAATCAAGTATGCAAGGTGCTCCTGTAGATACTGGGTTTAATGAAAATCTAGCTGACTCTATGGACGACAATGATCTAGGCAGAATTGCAAACGAACTTATAGACGGTATAGAAAAAGACAAATCCTCTCGTGAAGATTGGGAAAGAACTTACACAGACGGTCTTAAATATCTAGGAATGAAGTTTGATGATGAAAGATCCGAACCTTTTGCAGGTGCCTCTGGAGTCATACACCCATTATTAGGTGAAGCAGTCACAACTTTCCAAGCTCAAGCATACAAAGAATTATTACCCTCTGGTGGACCCGTTAAAACACAAGTTATAGGTGCATACGATAGTGGCGTAGAAGAACAAGCACAAAGAGTTAAAGACTTTATGAACTATCAGATTACTCATGTTATGGAGGAGTTTGATGAGGAATTAGATCAAATGTTGTTCTACCTTCCTCTAGCAGGTTCTGCTTTTAAGAAAGTTTATTACGATGAGACTTTAGGCAGAGCTGTATCTAAGTTTGTAGCTCCTGAAGACTTAATTGTTCCTTATTACACAACCGATTTAGAGTCCTGTCCTAGAATCACTAATGTAGTTAAGATGCCAGAGAATGAAGTAAGAAAACTTCAAGCTCTTGGTTTTTACCGTAAGGTAGATATAGATTACGGTGATGATGCTACAACGTCATCTGATGTTAAAGAAGAAATAGAAAAGTTATCAGGTATGGAGCCTAGCTACGATGATGGTGAAGTATCAGTTCTTTATGAAGTACATTGTAATTTAGAATTAGATGGCTTTGAAGACATGGATGAGTCTGGTGAGCCTACAGGTGTTAAACTGCCTTACATAGTCACCATTGATGCTAACTCTACAGAAATATTATCTATTCGTAGAAATTTTAATGAAGAAGATCCTTTAAAAAACAAAATACAATACTTTGTACACTTTAAGTTTCTTCCTGGTTTAGGATTCTATGGGTTTGGTTTAACACACATGATCGGTGGTTTATCCAAAGCTTCTACTTCAATACTAAGACAGCTTATTGATGCAGGTACTCTAGCTAACTTACCTGCTGGGTTTAAAACTCGTGGTATTAGAATTAGAGATGAAGACACGCCAATTCAACCAGGTGAATTTAGAGATGTTGATGCTCCTGGTGGATCATTAAGAGAATCTATCCAACCATTGCCGTTTAAAGAACCTAGTGGTACTTTGCTTAATTTATTAGGTATTCTAGTAGACGGTGGTAAAAAGTTTGCATCTATTGCTGAGATTAATACAGGTAAAGGTAATCCTAATGCACCTGTTGGTACTACACTTGCACTACTAGAAAGATCTACTAAAGTTCTATCAGCTATACATAAAAGATTACACAACTCACAGAAAAAAGAATTTAAGTTATTAGCTCAAGTATTTAAAGAATACCTACCTCCTGAATATCCTTACGCTATTGCAGGTGGTAATGCACAAATTAAATTACAAGACTTTGATGAAAGAATAGATATATTCCCAATTAGTAATCCAGATATATTTAGTCAATCACAAAGAATAGCTATGGCACAAGAAATGATGGCATTAGTACAGTCCAATCCAGAAGTTCATGGTCCTACTGGCACTTATGAAGCCTATAAAAGAATGTACGCAGCTATAGGTGTCGATAATATAGAAAAAATACTAACACCTCCGCCACCAACAAATCCTAGTCCACTAGAAGCAGGTTTTGAAAATAATAAACTATTACTAGGTCAACAAGCTCAAGCCTTTGGACAGCAGAACCATGATGCACATATTGCAACGCACATGGCTATATTACAGACACCACCGGTTCAAATGAATGCACAGGTACAGGCTTTGATACATTCACATATCATGCAACATTTACAAATGAAAGCAGATAGCTTGGCAGAACAACAAATGCCACCAGAAGCTATGCAACAATTTCAACAGTTGCAACAACAAGCTCAACAAGCAAATCCAGCAGAGGGTCAACAAATGGTGCAACAAGCAGCAGATATACTTGCACAATTCTCAGCACCAATCATGGCACAGCTTATTACAGAATATAGTCAGAAGGTTGCAGATCCTAGTGATGAAGATCCATTGGTAGCGATTAGAAAACAAGAGCTGGCACTTAAAGGTCAAGAGTTATCTATGGAACAACAACAGTTCTTACAAGAAGAAAAACGTAAATCTATGGACGCACAAAGAAGAATTAATGTAGACAAGGAAAGAATAGAATCTATGGAAGACATAGCAGATTTACGTGATGAAACTGCAAGAGCAAGGCTAGAACAACAAGCTCGTTTTAAATTAATGGATATGCAAAATAAAAATTAATACTTGCAAAATTAAAATCTAACCAACATAATAAAACACATGATTAAAAGAACAGACATAAGTCAACAAAAAACACCCAAAGTATTAAAGAATAAAAACAGCTATAGCAATAAAGGTAGTGCATCTACTAAAACTAAAGCTGGTACTTTTTCAGCTAATACAAAAGCCCAACCAGGTATGGGTAAAGGAAAAGCAAGAGGTATGGGTGCTGCCGAGTTCGGTGGCAAGTTTTCTGGCATTTATTAATGTCATCAGTTTGGCTTGCTGAAAAGTTTTTAAAAGAACTTGAAGCTAGAAGAGAAGATACTAAGGACGCTATGTTGTCTGGATGTAAAGACTTCTCTCAGTATGAATATCTGCGTGGCCGTTACAGTTCTCTAGCCGATGCAGAAAATATTTTTAGAGAACTGCTAGGAAAAATACATCAAGATGAGCAAGATACAAGTCCCTGATCATGTCGCAAAGTCCATTGAGGCAGATTTAAAAGCAAAAGAACAAGAAGAAAAACAAGAAACCCCAGAGCAAGAAACAGAAGAAAATGTTGCCTATGTTCCTGGAACAGCAAGGGTTTTAGACCCTACCTTATTAGAAAAATCCTTTTTAGATCGTATGCCACAACCAACAGGTTGGCGTATGTTAATACTTCCTTACGCAGGTAAGGCAGTAACAGAAGGTGGAATCCACTTAGTACAATCAACCGTAGATAGAGAGTCTTTAGCTACTGTGGTTGGCTATGTGGTTAAAATGGGTCCTGACTGCTACAAAGATGAAAGCAAGTTTGTACATCCTTGGTGTCAGGAAAAACAATGGGTATTAATAGGCAGATATGCTGGTGCTCGTTTCAAACTCGGTGATGAATCTGAATGTAGAATCATTAACGATGATGAGGTGATAGCTACCATACTTGATCCTGATGATATTCTTGCAGTATAAGGAGAAAATATGTCTGAAGAAAATGCAAAGGTAATAGAAGAAGAAATAGTAGATGAGGGTGAAGTTGTAGAAATTGAACCCCTAGAAGATGCAAAGCCAAAAACACAAATTCCTATGGAGTCTGTTGATAGTGAGGCTGAAGAAAAAATAGAAAATGTTTCTGAAGAACCAGAAGCAAAAAAAGAAGAAGAGTTAGAAGACTATTCTAAAAGCGTACAGAAAAGAATTAACAATCTTACAAGAAAGTTAAGAGAAGCAGAAAGAGGTCAAGAATCTGCTTATGAATATGCAAAAAGAACTGCTGTTGAAAACGAACACTTAAAAACAAAAAGCTCTAATCTAGATAGATCTTATTTGATGGAAGCTGAAAATAGGCTTAAGTCACAAAAACAACAAGCAATGTCTGCACTTAAGTCTGCACATGAAGTCCAAGATTATGAAAAAGTAGCTAAAGCACAAGATGTTTTAGCAAAGATAGCTGTAGAGGAAAACAAAGTAAATACTTCTAAAATGGCTATTGAGCAACAGGTTCAAGAAACACCTGTAAACATGAATGGACAACCACAACAAAATATTCAACAACCAGCTCAACAATACCAGGCTCCACCAAAGCTTGATGCTAAACAAGAAAAGTGGGTAGATAATAACTCATGGTTTGGTGAAGATGAAATTATGACTCTTGCTGCTTTCTCTATAGATCAAAAGCTAGTTCAAGAAGGTTATGACGCTACATCAGATGAGTATTATTCAGAGGTTGATAAAAGATTGCGACAAGAATTTCCGCACAAGTTTGAAGAGTCTTCTGCTAAGTCGAAGCCTCAACAAAAGGTGGCTTCAG